CCGAAACTTTTGGGGACCGACTTCGGGAAGAGCCTGGACCTGGATCCTGGCGGATCAAGGACTTAGCGCCGTGCGCGTTGAATCTGCATCGAGCCTAAGTGTTTGATATCATTGTCAGCAGTACTCGTCAAAACGCCCACGGGTCTCCAAAGGACCGCGTGGGCGTTGGTACAACGCGCCGTCAAGACAAAACGCCCCCCGAGGGAAACCCGGAGGGCGCTCCGTAATCACCGTCGAAGGGCGAAGTTTTCGCAGACAGAACCCTTCGGCACATCGAGCGTGAGGTTTGCCAGCCTCACGGAACCACCTACGAAAGGCCGTGAAGCCGGTCCGGGAGGTGGTCCATGCCGCCATAATCTGACGGCTGCGGTTCGGCCATTAGAGCAGAAAGAGCGTTGATGGACAATGAGCTACTTGCAGCAAATGTCTCGAACCCTAGGCATTATAGGGACCGGTGGATAACGCACCCCATCGAAACGGGCCCGGCACATGCACCCCGGCGGCCGACAGCAATGACAGGATCACCCACAGCACGATCAGCACCAGGATCAGGATCAGCAGCACGTGGATGATCCGGGCGAATGGTGCAGGCAGCGGGATGAGCGGCAGCAGCTGCTGCACCGCCCACCAGATGAACCCGACGATCACCAGGACGATGATGATCCCTATCAGCGTTCCAATCAATCCGCTCATTGTTCATCTCCTTCCAGGGCGGTGAGCACCCATTCGATGTCACCGAGCACGACCTGCTGCAGCCCACCGCCGAGCAGCAGCCTGACCTTGCCGTCGTCCACCGATACGCTGACAACGCAGTTCGGATTGACCCATACCTGTGAGTTGTCCGGCCGCTTGAAGCGGACGAACTTCATTTTGGCTGCGGAATGCAGCGCAGCAGCAGTTCCTGCATGCGCTGCTGGTTCTCAACCAGATGTTTGGCCATCTCGTTTTGCTGATGCCGCTGATCGCGCGAATTGTAAAAAACGGCCACGATGAACACGGCATTGAAGATCAGCAAGACGAGAAGCAGCGGCGATGACTTGAGTGCATCAACAATACTGCCGGCAACTCTGGTGGCCCCACCGTTGCCGGGCATGCTCATTCGACAACCACCTGCCCGTTGATCTTCACTGTCACCGGCCCGCTCGCGGTGAGCGTGATGTTGACTTCAGCCGGCTCGGTGGGCGGCTGCGGCGGCTCGGGCGCCGGCTCGACGTCCTGCTCCTCAATCACCGCCTGGACCTCGAGCAGCAGGTCCTCGAGGTCATGCATCGGGTCGAGGTCGAGCTCCTTGCGATTGACAGGGCCCCAGTGCTGCCGACGCTTGCGCAGGCCGACCGCGGTGACGAAGGCGGCGAACGCCGGGCTGTATTTGGCCAGGAACTGATAGCGCGCGCCGGACCCGGCGCCATAGCTCGACATCTCGTCGGCATTCGGCGTCACATTGTCGGCGAACGGATCGAGGAAGCCGTTGGGATCGAGCCAATAGGTATCGAGCAGCGGCGGGATCGTGGGATCGGCGGTGCTGATATTCCATGACGTCTGGAACAGCCCGGCCTCACAGGTGTCCGAGCTGGTATTGGACGCGCTCATGTCGCGCCCCTCGCAGTAGCGTCCTGAGCTTTCGCGCATGCCGAGGCTGATCATGAGTGCAAACAGATGGCGCAGCACCGGCAGGCCTGACGTTGAACAGTTCCAGCCGAGCTGCTGCAGCTCGGACTTGTACCAGGACAGCACGTCGGTATCGGGCGCGTTGCGATCTGCCTGCGCCATGGCGACGGCCGGCGCATGGCCATCGAGGTAGTCGCGGGCTGCCAGACCGAAGGCGAGGCACATGCCGGCGAGATATCCGGGCGGCGCTTGGCCGCGGTCGGGCCAGCTGTAATCGTTGAGCTCGCTGTCGTGGGCGATCTCCTCGATGTCCGACATCATGGTCGGCGACAGGCCATCGTCGCCATCCTTGACGCGGACATCGAGATCATCGAGCGCGGCCCAGGTCTGGCTGCCGACCACGCCATCGGCATCGAGCTTGGCGGCGGCCTGGAACGATTTCACCGCGGCATCGGTGAGCGGCCCGAAATCGCCGTCCATCGGCAGCGCCAGGATGCGCTGGACCTCGACCACGTCGGCGCCGCTGTCGCCTTCCTGCAGCTCGCGCGGCGGCAACGGCGGGCCATCGACCGGCCACATGTATTTGATGACGTCGGACTTCGAGTAGTTGGCGACATTGACCATGTCGGACTGATTGCCGCCGCGGCATTTGTTTGAGCCGTTGGTCTCGCCCTCCCACAACGTGACGTGGCCGCCGCCGCTGCGCGTCATCACGACGAGGGCGCCCAGCACCGGATCGTCGATCTCGCGGAAGTTCGGATCGTAGGCGAACGACTGCGCCCACAGATACCGTTCGGTATCTGTGGAACCGAACGGCGGGCGGATGTCGGCGGTGGCGCAACAGTACGCCACCGTCAGTCCGCACCACGCGATATCATCCCCGGTATAGACCGCGGCATAGGAGGCCATTTCTGGATATTTCTGCGCGATGTAGTCGGACATCGCCATGATCTTCGGATTGCTTTCCGAACCCGGTGTTTCGGTCAGCCCGGTAATGGCGCGCATGGTGAGTAGCCATGGCGGCACATCGCTGGCGATGGTCGCGGTCTGCGTTTTCGTCGCGGGCTTGGCTTTTTTCGCCACGGTCATCCCATCCAGGTTACTTCCATCACGCAGTTGGCGTTGCCGCCGCGGTTGACGCGCGCGGTGCCGCTGCCGTTATCGAGCATGTTGAGGTTGTTGATGCCGATGCGCGGCGTCATCTGGAAACGCGCCACCAAATCGCCGCGACTGTTGATGGTGGCCGCGGCATCGTTGTGGTTGATGTAGTGGCTGCCGTTCTTGCCGCTGTAGGCGCTGGTCGAGTTTAGCCCGATGCCGTTGAAGATATCGGCGGTGCCGGTGGCGGTGCCGGTCTCGCCGTACTGCGTGTAAACTGATGCAACCCACTCCTCAGCCAGGCCGCAGAATGGTCGTGCGGTATTGGCGGCATTGGCGTTGATCGAGGCGATGCCGTTGGTGGGGGTCCAGGTGGCGGTGCTGTCACCGGCGAGCAACACGATCGGCATGCGGTTAAACGCGTTCCACACCGCCCACTTGCGGCTCTGCCCATAGGTCACGTGGCACGTTGCCTGACCGGCGCTGCCGTCGATGTGGATCGAGCCGAGATAGGTGCCGTTCGCGGCGGCAACGGAATAGGTGGTGGCGCCGTTGCGGGCGGTGAGCGCGACGGTATTGACGAGCAGGCCATTGAGCCGGCTGAGCTCGGTGGTCCCGGCCCCGCTGCCGCGCGTGCACGAACCCGCAGTGACGTTCGACCAGGCGGGACCGGTCCCGATCCTGATGACGCCGGCATCGTTGAAGGCAAACACGTCATAGATCGAGTTGGCGACATGCTGTGCGGCGAGCGTGAGCGTGAGCTCGCTGAACTCACGGATGGCGAAAGTGGTGCCGTTGCTGATCGGGATGAGGTTGCCGCGGTAGGGCCGGTAGAACACCGAGGTGCTGGCGAGCACGTCGGCTGCGGGAATGGGGGTGAGCGGGGCGCTCGCGATCGAAACCAGGGTGAGGTAGCCCTGCGGCGGGACTTGCGTGCGCTGGAAGTTCTGCCCGGCGGAGAACCAGTTGCTGCCGTCGGTATTGAGCGTCATGCCGGTATTGGCCGGCATGGTGACAGTCAGATCGCCGTCGATGGTCTGGGTTCCGAAGCCGTCGACCGTGATGTCGCCCGAGCTGTCGTTGAGCACGGTGAACATGAACGGCGTGCCGACCACCAGCGCGGATGGCGTGGTGATGGTGATGGCGGCCGTGGATGCGCGGATGATCTTGCCCTGATCGCCGGCCACGACGGAGTAGCTGACGGCGGTCGACGAGATACCGGCGCCGCCCATGATCCGGCCGAAAGCGGCAATCAGGTTGGTGTTGACGGCGGCCGCGAAAACATTCAACGGATCGCCGATCTTGGTCTTGATCGTGCTCCACTTGCCGCGATTGGCCTCGGTGACCGCGCCGTCGTCGGATGGCGGGTTGGCGTTGTAGCCTGAAACCGTCGTGGAAACGTAGGGGGATCCCATTGCTCACCGCCTCTTGTCTTCGCCAGTTTGGGTGGCCTGCACCCTGAGCGTCTCGAGCAACTGGCGCGCGCGGCTGACAGCGTCCGAGGCCAGGCCACTTCCCTTGTTGGCAATCATGGTCTCGAGTTCGCTGATGCGACGATTGAGCAATCGAGCCGCTACCCTGCGCGACACCTCGCTCCCGACAGCTGTTACTGGACCGAGAGCGGCCCCAATGGGTCCGCCTAACGCCGAACCGAGCGCAGTAAGAGCAACATGGCCCATCGTGGCGGTAGTTCCAGTCGATGGCGCGACCCTGCCCGCTTTACGAGCCGCAGCCTCACCCGTTCCCCTTCCCCTGACCACCTTCGTGATCAGTTCCCGTTCATCGGGCCGGAATGTACGCATTTCTTTCGGATTGTTGGCGACCTTGCGGAACTCGCCGATCAGCGCACGTTCAAGCGGCTGCCCAGAATTCAGCGCCCGATCGAACATGTCGCTGATCCGCTCGAGCTTGGCAGTACGAGAGTAGAGATCGTTGGCCCGCAGCAACTGCTTGGCAGCATTAACATCGCCGGCAATGACCTGCTTCGAGGTCAGGCCGGTGACCATGTCGTCGATCGAGCTCTTGATGTCGTGCAGAACATTGAGCTGCGTCGTGTCGCCCTTGGTGACCTGCTTTTCGGCAGCGTTAGCCACCCGCCGCACTTTGACCAGATCGCCGAACTTGAGATCGCCGCCCTCGGCTAATTTTTCCAAGCGGGCCAGCACGACATTGGTGGGTCCGTGTAGATCGACGTCGTAGCCGGTTTTCTCGAGCCCGGCCTTGACCTCGTCGTTGAGGGCCTTCACCCGCTGGTTGGCAATCCGCACACCACTTTCGTCGACCTCCTTGTAGGCTGCCTCGGTCTGCCCACGAAGGCGCTCGATGACTGTCTCCCGAGGCTCCCCACGGGCCGCCACCGGTGCGGCAGGCTTCTCGACAGAAGGCACCCTTGGGACAGCAGCATGGGCCGCTGGTGCGGCAGAAATGCCTGCGGGTGTCACGGTAAGGGGTGGCTCCGGAGCCGTCCTCAGCGGGGCCCCACGGGCCGGCTGCGGGCCTGCCCCGAGCTGGGCAGTCTCGAGCTCGGCCGGCGTCATCATGCGCGGCTCGGCCGCAGCCCGGATGGGCGCCCGCTCAGCAACAGGAGTGGCCCGTTCCGCAGCGCCAACTACCGCCGGCGCCGGAGCCGCCACACCGGGACGCGGTGTTGGCATCTGGGTAGCGGCCACCTTGGCGATGACGTTGAGATCGCGCTCGAGCCGGTCGGCATTGGCCTTCGACAGGCCGGCAGCCTCAGCCAGGCCGGCAAGGGCTCCGGTCCCGCCCTCGATGATCGCGCTCAGACCGCGCAATACCAGATCGGCCGGTGCAGCGAACGGCTGCAACACGGTGGAGGCGACCGGGTATTTGGCGCGGTTCTCGGCCGAAATGCCAATGTTACTGGCGCCAAAGCCGTGCTTGGCGCCCTCGACCGCGCGCCCGATGATACCGCGCGTTTCCGGCTGTGGGACTGGAGCCTCGGGTTGCATCAAGACATCGCCGGGGCCGTATACCGGCACGCCGGTGAGTGGCGCCCCAGATGACGGAGCAGCCGGCTGTGGCGCCAGGTTGATTTCTGGCCCGCCATCCACTGGCACCAGCCGGAAGCCGAACGACGATGTGGGAGCGGCTGCTGGCGCGGATTGCGCCTGCATGGCGCCGGTATCGAGCACAACATCGCCGCTCTGTGCGTCGACGAGGCGCATTACTGCTGCACCTTCACCCGGCGGCCATTGAAGATGATGGTATCGTCAGGCCGGATCAAACCGCTCTGCAGTGCCTTCTGGACGTCGTCGGCCGAGCCAAAAATCTGCTCCTGCTTCAGATCGGGAATAACGCTCTTGCCATCGAGGCCGCGGCGATCGGCAATAGCCCGCTCGCCCTGCGCGAACTTTTCGTGCGCGAGCTCTCTGGCCTTGTAGATTTGGGTCGAACGCTTGACGATCTCCTGCCGGGCTTGCGGACCCAACTGCGCGCCTTCGAGCATCGAGTTGTAGAGCCTGCGCACCCAATCTTCGACGCCGCCCGAGTTCTGGGTATTAGAATACTCACCAGGCCGCACTACCGAGGGCGGATCCATTATTTTCATGAACGAGAAGATCAGTGCGATATCCGAAATTGCCTGTGGATTTGGACTGGCGTTAAGAACCGAATTGACCGGCAATCGCGCCTTGATTTCCTCGAGCATTTCGGGAGGCGCGGCGCCGCCCTTGGTAACCGCATCCATGTTGCCCTTGTAGTCGCGGATGGTGATGAAATCCTTGGATTGGGCGAGGAACTCCTTGCGCAATCGATCCTCGATCTCAAATTTCTGCGCGTCATCCTTGTACTTGATGAGATCGCGCTCGGTGACTGGCGCCGCTCTTGGTGCAACACCCGGCGTTGGCGCCGGCGGCTGGACAGCCGCGAACGTAGGTCGCGCGCCAGTCTGCGTGGCTCGGGCCGGCACGGACGGTGCAGCGGCTCCAGGCAATGGCGCCATGGTTGGACCGCTGATATCGCCAGGACCACCGAACAATGAGGCCTCACCAGCTGATGTTGCCGGCGGAGCGGCGGCAGGCGCCGGCAATCCAGCGCCGGCGGATGGCACACCGCCTCTGACCATGCCAGGCTGTGGTGGAATACCCCCGGTTGCGAGCAATTCCTTTCGCTTCTGCGCCTCGGATACCTGTTGTAGCGCCGTCGCGCCGCCGGCTGCTATCGCCTGCTCACCCACGCCCGGTATACCGAGCAGGCCGTAAACCGTGGCGGTGGCGGTGCCGGGCTGTACCATTGCGTAGCGGCTGATCTGCTCGGCCTGTTGCACCAGCGGCGTTACCGAATTGAGGATTTGTTTCGGATCGCGCTGCGTGGCCACGCCGGCCTTCACCACCTCGGTGATGTTGGCGATCTGCTGATTGTAGATGTCGGTGGCGCGCTTGATCTGGTCCTGGCTCTCGGCATGGGCCTGTGCGCGCTCCTGCAGCGCGAGCCCGCGGCCGGCGAGCCCGGTGCGCTCAGTCTGCGCGCGCTCGGCAAGCTCGCGGGTCTGCTGCTCGCCCATGCCCTGGGCTACACCGCCTAGAAAGAACCCGGATGCCATCAGAGCCTCACATCAGAAAATCGGGTAAGTGACATCGCCCAGCTGGCCGTAGCCGGAGGGTGTGGACGCAGTTCCACTCGGGCCGAAGTAACTCTTGGCCCCCGCGGCCGCGGCATCGCCGACGCCCTTACTGAGCGGCTGGATGAGTGTTTGACCAAAGAACTGACCCTTGAGGATTTGTTCCTTCATTGCCTGCTCCATCATGAACTGCGACTGCTTCTGCATGGTCTCGGTGCCCTTGGCCGACAGCTGGGCGGCAATCCCGGCCTGCAGATTGAGATCATCGAGCCCGGTCTGGAACGCCTGACGCTGCAATCCGAATTGCTGATTGATCAGGTTGTTGGTGAGCTCGAGCTCCTGCATCAGGCTCTCGGCCGCGACCTTGCCCTTGGCGCCGCCGAACTCGGCTTCCGCGCGCGCCAGCGCATCCTGGCCGAAGCTCGAGCCCAGCACGCTGCGGCGCGCCATGTTCTCGCGCAACGTGCCGATTGCGCGCTCGCGCGCGCCCTCGAGCTCGGCGATGCGCGCGGCCCGCAACGCGCTCATGCCGGGCGCCACCATGCCGCGCAGGCCTCCGACCTCACCGGCCTGGGCGTTGAGCTGGTTCTGGATGTTGCTGATCAGCGCCAGCCGCTCGGCGGTAGGCATAACGCTGAGATTGTTGCCGCTGAACGACGAGGTCAGCCCGCCGGCGTTGATGCCGACTGGGCCGGTGAAGGTATTGGCGGTGCGGTAGTCGCCCTGTGATCCACCACCGGTCAGTTGACTGAGACCATAGGATGTACCGGCCGACGCGATGCCGCCGAGGATCGCCGGCAGTGCTGCCGCAACCATCTTACGTCCTCGTTTCCCAGACCGAGGTGGCCTGATTTGGATAAACGTTGAACATGGTGCCGACCCTGCGCATCACGCCGTGCTTGGCGATGGTTTCGAAGAAACGCTTGTTGCTCTCATCCGCATACTCGACCATCGGGATCTGTTTCCTGATCCGCTCGAAGAAATGGACCGAGGCCTCGATCTTGTTGCGCTTGCTCGCCCACGGCATCCACAGCATCGCGCCGATGATCCAGAACGTGCAGTGCTCCGGAAACGGCGTCGAGGGAAAGGCGAGCACGATGCCGACCGGCAGGTAGCCGCGCCTGGTGTCGGCGAACAGCGTCCAGGCGCCGCCGTATTTCTTCACCTCGTGAACGAATGCATACTCGAACTGCTGGGGATCCAGCTCGCCATTGTCGAACGGGCCGCGCAACTGTGCGAGCTCGCCCTTCTTGTAGGCGACGTAAGCGTACTTGATGTCCTCGTCCTCGATCGGCCGGAAATCGAGCCTGCGCCTGAGCGTCTTCGACAGCCGCCAGCTATTGCGACGAGGCGATGAAGCGGAGGCCGATCTCGTTGAGGGCGAATGCATTGGGACTGTTGACGTTGATTCTGACCTGAAAGTCGGAGGCCTGGCCGGCGGCCTGGAAGCGCTGGCGCAGCAGCCGGTTGATCGCGCTTGCGCCCCAGTAGATGTTGCCGCCCCAGTAGTAATTGCCGCCGAAGTACCAGGCCGTGATGCCGGTGGTCGGCACCGTCATGCTCACGCCCTGGGTACTGAGCTCGTAACCGGCGTATTCGAACGTCATGTCGATGTTGAACGCGACGTTCTTGCGGTATTTGACGTAACCCTCGATGCGGTAGAACTCAGCATCGAGCGGGGCCACGAACAGCCGGGTGAGCCACTCGGTGGCGATCGCGGTGGCGCCGCCGTCGCCCGCGCCGCGGCCTTCCAGGCGATAGATGTGGCCGCTGCTGTCGCCCATGAACACGTACTCGAGCCCATCGGCGGGATCGAGCATGGCCATCACGAAGGTCGGCAGGAAGGCGAGGGAATGATCGGTGCGCCAGCGCATCCAGGGCGACAGCTTCCCGCCGCGCATCGCGATGTTGTAGACCCAGCACTCCGAGATGCCGGACGGGAACAGATAGGCGCGGTTGAGCCGCGAGTTGTAGACGATGCGCCAGCCGGTGTAGTCGGCGACCTGGTCGGCAATACCGGACGTCAGGTCATCGGCCTCGCTGTCGCCGAAGCGGTCGGTATCGCGCACGCTCTCGATCCGGCCCGCTCTGCCGTAGAAGATGTCGTTGCCGACGTAGGCCATGCTCTCGGCGCCCGAGGCCGACGAGCCGGCATAGAAATCGGTGAACGAGAAATCGCTGGCGTCGAAGCCGGTGAGATTGAACAGCTGGCCCTTCTCGGTCGAGATGATGGTGGAGCCGAAGGCCTCGACCAGTCCATTGATTGGCTTGATGTCGGGGGTGACCAGAAAGAACGGATCCTCGGGATCGCCGCCCGGACGCTGGTTGACGGTAATGACCTGATAGTTGGAGCGCTCGGCGCCGACCATCATTTGCGGAAAGAAGCCGCCGGCGTCGCGGGTGTTGGCGAACACCGCGCGCTCGTGGCTGATCGACAGGTACTTGGCGTAGAACGCGCCGAACGCGGCCGCGGCCTCGTTGGTGAAGGCGACATCGGCCCAGGTGGCGCCGTCCCACTGCTTGACGGTCTCGGTCAGCTCCATGTCGGTAACCAGCAGCACGTCATCGAGCTGCCAGTTGTGCGAGCGCCAGTGGCCGCGCAGGCGGGCGGTGGCGTTGACGCTGCCGATCGAGGTGAAGGTGGTGGCGCCGTCCCACTCATAGACGGTATCGCCGGCCTGGAAGAAGGTCTTGATGATGCCGCCCGAGGTCAGCAGCGAGCCGCCGCCGCGGATTTCGGCGGCATTGGGTACGACGCCGACCAGATCGAACGGCGGCCGGCAGCGCAGCTCGCGGTTCTCGAGATCGAGCAGGAAGTTCTTGCCGCCCGCGGCCTCGCGCGGATCGATCTCGTCCTCGCTGGCGCGGGTGTGCAGCCCACCGCCGAAGCGGATCGAGACGTCAAGATCTTTGGGCCCGATCCTCTGCGGCATCAGCGTGGGCAGTAATCGGTGCGCGCGGTGTTCTGCGTGATCAATCGGCTGGCGCGCCCGAGGCTCATCTTGAAGATCGCCTCATCGAACTCGCGCTGGCGGTCGCGCCGGAACAATTGCACCCAGGCCGGCACCATGGCGCGGAACACCTCGTCCTTGAACGGCATGGTGTCGGCGGCCGCATCGAGCACCAGGTCCTTCTGGTACTGGTAGGTATAGATGCGCCCGGCATCGCCGGCCTCGGGCGCCGTGTCCATATAGAGCGATCCATCGGTCGGGCGGATGGCGGCGTAGCGCGGCAGGCCTTCGTCGTCCTGCTCGGGATCGTCCACCAGCATGTCGTTGTAGTCGCCGGGGTACTGCTCGATGAACTGGTTGTTGGTCTTGTCGATCAGCGGCCAGATCATCTGCACCAGTCCGGTGGCGAGCGTGTAGGCGCGCTGGCCTTGCACCAGGATAATGCTGCTCTCGGCCTGCTCATTGGGATGCGGGCAGCCGATGGTGGTGTAGAGCTCGTCGATGCCTTCGTTGACGACCTGGACGGCGAGATCGATCGCGACCTGGCGCGAGCTGTCGGTCAGCGTAGTCAATACCGCCGCATCGCCCGAAATGAGCGAGGTGCGTTTCAAGATCTCATTTATAGCGTTAAGGAGTGATTTGCTCATTGAGCTTGGCCCGCAATGACTGGATGTTGTCGCGGCGCGCGAGCTTGATGCCGCGCCGCTTGCAGGCGTCGCGCAGCTGATTGATCGACATCAGGTCGATGTTCTTCTGCTGCCGCTCGCGCTCCTGCTGCGCCTTGTACTGCCGCATCATGTCGTCGTCGGCATTGATGGTCTGGCCGTTGTCCTGGTTGAATTGCGGTGGCGGCGCTGTCGCATTGATCGGGGTGTGGCCCATGTAGGCCTGGCCGATCGAGCCGAGCGGGCGGGCGTGCATGGCGTTCTTGGCGGCCCAGGCCCCAAAGCCGCGGCGCAGTCCGCGCTGGGTGAGCAACGAGCGGATCACGGTCGCCGGCATGGTCTCGTCGATGTCGGCCTGTCCCATCTCGCGCGCGTAGCTGATGAGCTGCGGACGGCGCCCGAGCGCCATCGGATCACGTTTGTCCTCGACCGGGCTGCGCTCCAGTATGGCCATGTGTTCTCCTTGGAAGGTCGGGACTGGGCGGGCGAAAGGGAGATAACTCCCGCCCAGTCCGCTCGACGAACAGGGCAACTAGTTCGTCAAGTTTGTGGCGCCGACGCGGATGCCAAAGATCCAGTTGGCGTTGAGCACGACCCCGGCATGGAATGCCTTCCAGGCGATGGTCGAGATTTCGTTGTAGGGATCGCCCGCGCCCGCGCTGCCGCGGTCGTGGAAGATCATCTCGAAGCTGCCGGTATTCTCGCCGGCGCGATAGGCGCCGTCGGTATGACGCTCACCGAGCCCGACCGATCCGACTGCATCCTTGCCGTAGATGACGATGGTGTAGATGTCGGTGTCGGTTGGGGTGGTGCCGCGCACGTCGGTGCCGCCGGTAGCGCCGGCGTCGGCGTCGATCGAGGCATCCTCCGAGATGACGAAGCGGACACCGCGACCCGCCCGGCCGTAGTAGCCGAACTCGCCCTGCAGCAGCGCGACCTGGCCGGCGTATTTCTCCACCGACTGGAAGCCGGTGATGCCGGACACGTCGATTGCCACGTCGGGATGGCAGATCCCGATGTAGCTCGGCAGGATCGGCGTGGTGCCGATGTTCTGTGAGCCGGTGGCGATCGGATAGAACATCCGCGCGCTGTTGCGGGTGAGCTCGTTGATCACCCGGTCGAGCACGCCCCCCGTGATGATCGAGTTGACGGCCGCGGTATTGGCGGCGTTGGCTGCGAAGCGCTGGGTGGAGTTGTCCTCCGCAATGTCGCGCTGCAGCTGGTTGAGCGACCGCCCGGCGCTTTCGCCGAGCACCTCGACGATCTCGTTGGTGGTCTTGTTCGGGTTGTAGAGCTCGACTTCCTCGTTGACGATGTAAACTTGATGTTCGCAGAAAGGACGCTATTCCGATCCACCGCTTCCTCAGAAGCTGCTGCATGTTTCCATGCAGAACAGACTATATCTTCATCTCATCCGAGATGTTGGGCGCTTCCGGCCGCTTGGCCGTACTCCCTTGCGGGATAGTCGTTGAACCTTCCTCTTTCGAGGCTCGGCTGCTGATTGTCTTCGGCATTACCCGGTCAGAGTTTCCAGCAATTCACCCAATTTAAGGTCAGCTAATTCAACTGACCGTACTTCGCGACGGTTGCGAGTACATCGGTAAACGTAGGCGTGTCGCTGTCACGGCCCTGCATCCAGGTCGACGTTGCCGTCAACTCGGCCAGCGCCGTGGTGGTGGGCGTCTCCTGCTCGATGCGCCGCCATTTGACGGTGGAGGTGCCCTGCTGCTTGTTGAGCGTGCCCGGCATGGTGCCGAGGTAGTACGGACACATCTGCTGTGCCCGGCGCAGGAACGTCTGCTGAAAAACCGCATTTATTGGCTTTGTCAGCTCGACGTCGGTAGCGGTTACTGTCTGTGCCATGGCCTTTTCCCAAGGTCATGGCGCCGTGGGCTATACGCCTGGATCAAATCCGTACTGATCGCGCACGGATTTTCTGAACTCGGCGTTCGACATGTTGCCGTAGTTCACAGGCTTGGCCTCGGGCGCCTTGGTTGATGCGCCCCGCACCGCCGCAGTGACGGCTTCGCGATCTTCGGTAGCGGCCTTGTCGATCCGGCTGGAAGCCACTTCCTTGGCGAATTCCTTGCCGATGGCCTTCTGCCAGCGATCCCACGTGCGTGGATCCTGCTCGCGGTTCTGGAACGCGGTCATCAAGGCCGGCTCCTCACGCGCGAACTGATTGATCCAGCCAGTGACGACGCGGCGCGAAAGGCCAGGGTTGTCGCTGATCAATTGATCGACGACGCGCTTTTCCTCGCTTGCGGCATTTCTTCGCCAGTGGTCCTGCTCGATACGCTGCAGCCGCTCCTCGAGCGCGTTGCTCTGCTGCTTTGGTTCGGGAGTGGATGGCGGCGATTGCCCGTTATTCCGATTGTCGAACTCGGCAATCAGCTTATCGAGATCATCGCCTTGATCCGGTGCGCTGGGCGCCGCAGCATCCGGCTGTGCCGATGCGTTGGTGTTGTCAGCCACGGGTTGCTGGTTTGGCTCTTCGCTCATGATTTTCCTCTGTCTGAGGCTGGTAACCGGTGAGCAGCTCCTTCACCCTGCGGGCCTGGAACTGACAGCCGGATTGAAAAATCCAGTCGGCGATCTGCGGTAACGGCTCGCCGGTGAGGCGGTAGACCTTGATGTTGCCGGCGCCATCAAGCAACGCCAGCAAATCGTTGAAGGCCGGATCCTCGCGTATGCGGGCGAGCAGATCCTTCAGGGCTGCTGCGCTCATTGTCCGCCGATGACACCGGGCAGCTGCTGCAGCGCGGCCATCGCCATGCCGAGATCCTGCTGCTGCGGGCTCGCCATCGGCTGCGCCTGCTGCTGGGCATTGGTGATGGCGTCGACGTCGGTCCAGCCGCCCTCGCGCAGGGCCTCGCGGATCGCGGCCGGGATATCGACGGTGGGCGGCCGCCCGGTCTGCATCCCCAGGCTGTCCATCTGCAGCGCAAGCCCGAGCGCCTGCAGCTTCTGCTGCCGGCGGGCCTGCTCCTCGCCCGGCCCGCCCGAGCCGAACCATTCGAAGCCGGCGCGCGGCGGCAATTGGTTGCGGGTGACCTCGACGAAGCCACCGTAGGCGTCGATCCAGAACCGGACCGATTCCTGCGGGCTCATCTCGCTGAGCGCCATGTAGTACGACATGTGGAGCCAGCGGGTGAGCGAGCCCTGGCCGATCTGGTTGACGTAATCGACGGTGCGGGTGGCGCCGCGCTCGAGCTCGGCGTTCTTGGCGTAGGCGGTGGTGTGGCTGACGGTCTGCGCGCCCAGGCGGGCCGGCAGCACGCCGGTGAGCTCGGCATACAGATTGATGAACTGCGACATGGCGCCCACCATGACGCTGGGATCGCCGCCGAGCTCGGTGTGGACGTTGACCTGGTCGGTGGTGCCCCACTGCGCGTAGGGGTAGACCATGGGCCCGCCCTCCTGCGCGAAGATCATGTCGGTGCGATCGTAGCCCACCGGCGGGGCGATCTTGAGCATGGCGCTGTCGAGGAAGCGGTTGAGCGCATCGGTGGCCGCCATCTGCACCGGCCGGCCTTTCATCAGCGGGCTGGTGGGGTAGGGCGTGTCGACGCATTCGTAGTGGTAGGGAAACAGCAGGTAGGACGGAAACGGAGTTTCGCGGTAGCGGAAGCGGATGACGTTGGTGGAGAGCGCGCCGCTGGCGTCCTTGCCGCCGATCGCGACGGTAACGATGGCGGAGGGGATCACCATGCTGCGCACGGTCTTGCGCGGCACCACGATGTCGCCTTCCATCTCGAGCAGGGTGACGTAGCCGTCGTCGTCGGCCTCGAGCTCGGCGACGTTCTTGGGCATCCAGCCGCCGTCCTCGTCGTCGGGATCGGTCGAGCCGCGGTTGGCCGCCATCTGCAGGTTCTCGAGCCGGATGTAGTCGCGCGCGATGTGCGCGGGCTCGAGCAACTGCGAGGAGTGCATTGAGGGCTTGGGATCGTCGAGATAGAGATTGCGGATCGAGACCGGCGCCAGCACCGGGATGCGGCGGGTCTTCTTGGCGACGCCGTTGGCCTTCTTGGTGTAGAAGCTGCGGGCGTACATGCGCGCCCGGCCTACGCCCATGCCGTACTTGATGGCCTCGGCATTGATGCGGTCGACGCGGGTGAAGAAGTCCTCGTCGTTGAATGGCTGGCGGTAGAGGTGCAGCAGGAAGCCCTGGGCGAGCTTGTCGGCATTGTCCTGGGTGATGCGCGAGGGCACCTCGTTCTCGTCGCCCAGCACCAGGGCCTGGAAGTCGACCTGGCGCAGGTATTCGTCGGTGACCTCGGCGTGGGCGCGGAACCACGGGCCGTTGGTCGGAAACAGCATGCGGCGGGCGTCGGCGGTGAGCACCTCGAGCGCCTGCGCCTGCAACGGCAGCTCGGTTTCCGCCATCCAGCGTTTCTTGGTGTCGATGCGGCCGTTGGGCAGCTTCTTGTAGGAGATTTCCGGCTCCATCGCGATCTGGCGATCGATCTCGTCCCAGCAGCGCTCGCGGTCTTTACGCTCCTGCTTGCGGCGATTGTATTCCTCGATCACGTACTCGGCGATGTAGTCCCAGTCGCGCTGATCAAAGCGGCGCTTGGTTTCCTTGCCGTCCGCCTTGAGCTCAGTGACCGGCATTCGATTTCCTTCTCAGGTGCTCGCGTGCGTCGTTGCGGGCGCGCGCGATGCGGGCGAGCTGCTTGCCGTCCTTGGTGAGGCCGGGATCGTGGAAGGCGTCACACCAGAAGATGTGGCCGAAGTTGAGCTTGTCCTCGCCCTGGGCGGCCCACCATGAGGTTTCGTAGCAGCCCCAGGGATAGAGCAGCGGATCGAGTTCGAAGCGCCGGCGCAGCTTGATGTCGGACGGGGTGAGGAAGCCGTCCGCGATGAAGACCTCGTGGCCTTCAATGACATCGCGCGCGACCGGCTGCAGTTTGGCGGCGCGGCAGATGCGCTCGACGTCCCGCTTGTTCACTTCCTGCCGCGCTTCCCGCCCGACTTGGGCTTGCCGGCGGAACGCATCGATGCGGCCACCGCCTGCTTTTGCGGATAGCCGGCCTTGCGCATCTCGCGGATGTTGGACGAGATGATCTTCTTCGATGAGCCTTTGCGCAGTGGCATCACTTTCTCCTGTCGAAGTAGTCCCGCACCGGCGGCAGCATGCCGTCACGCTTGGCGAACCGGTTGGGATCATCGCGCACCGCGAAGCAATCGGGATCCTCGCGGTTGGCGAAGAATGTTTTGATCTCGGCCTGGCTCGCTTCGTGATCAGCCAGCAGCGGGCCTTTTTTCATCGGCATCACTTCCTCCCGTGCTTGCCCTTGCTCTTGCTCTTGGGCTTGTGGGGCTTGTCGGATTTGTCCAGCTTGTTGGGCTTGGTGGTGTACTGGCCGGCCTCGGCGAACTCGAACTGCAGATCGTTGCTGTCCTGCTCGCCCTCGCGCACATGCACCGGCACGGTCACCGCAGCGCCGGCCAGCGACGGCTTGACGACGGTCGAGAGATGGCTGTCGTCGTAGAATGTGGTGGGCTCGTCGCCGCCGTTGAACACGATCACGCTCTGATCGGTGAAGCCGGCGCCGGTCACATTCATGACGACATCGGCGCCACCGATTTCTGCGCTGTCGGGTTCGAGCGCATGCAGTTCGAGCGGATCGGGTTCCGGGACCACGGACGGGAACTGCGCCAGGTACGCATCGATCGCGGCCTTGCCGGCCTCGTTGAACGTCTTGGCGAGGTGGTTGTAGTAGGTTGCGGCCGCCTGCTGGCGGGCATCGGCCGCGCTCACGCCTGGCACGCCCATTTCCTCGAGCGTGAACTGCAGGCCTGCCACCTGGCCGAGCTTGGCGCCGCCCGGCATCGGCAGATCGTCGTGCGAGGTGGTGGCCCAGGAGCTTTCGGTGGGCGTGAAACCGTGCGGCATGGCTTATCCTTTCATCATCGATGACATCGGCAGGGCGCCCATCTGGCCGTACAGGCCTTTGAACATCTCGGTCTGGGGCGGATAGAACAACTTGCTGGAGAGGTCCTGCGGCCAGCGCATGGCGCCATTGAAGAAACCGGGGAAGCCGACCTGGTTGAAGAAGTCGCCGAGCGGCATACCGTTGTTGTTGCCCTGGTAGACGCGGCCGAGCAGCTTCTGTGCGGGCGGCGACATGCCGGTCTGGAACTGGCTGCGCGCATCTTCGATGCCCGGAATGGCGCCCAGCATGTCGCGCAGCGAGCCGAGCTGCGGATGGGTGAACGCGCCCTGCAGGGTGTCGAAGGTGTTGGCGACCGGCATGGCCTGCGGCTGCGCCATGGCCTGCTGGACCGGGGCGAACGCCTGCTGCAGCGGCTGAACGACTTGCTCGCCCAGCGCCTGGGTGACAGGAGCGAGCGCCTGCGGAATTGCTGCCTGCCCTGGCGCGCCAAGCTGCGATAGTGCGCCAAGCGTGGGAAGTAATCCGAACATGTCAGATCCTCGTGGTGGCGATTGGCCGATCGGGCGGTTGCGCAGCGCGGCGCTGCAGCGCGGAGAGCGGCACGGCGTAGCGTTTCATCATCACGGCGTAGTAGGTGGCTTTCAGGATATCGTCGCGCTTGGCCACGATCTTGCCGTCCTTGCGGTGGGCCGAGCGCTTCTCGTCGAACCATTCGGACAGGTGGGCGAACACCTTGAAGCGCGCCGTCATCATGCGCTCGAGCAATTCGTCGACGATCGGCTCGACCGGCTGGCTGCCGCCCTTGTCGGTGAGCTCGCCAGGCGCGCGCGGGTAGCGCGCCGACTTGGCCAGCATGTTGACCCCGAGCTCGCGGTAGGCCTGCGCCAGGGTTTTGCCGCCGGCCTTCTCGCGGTTCATGCCGTCGTGCGGCCAGGCGACGGGAAGGAGGCGGTTGGCCTTGGTGAGCCAGGCGGCGTGATAGGGCGCGGTCTCGTGTGACTTGCGATAGCAGTCGATGACGTAGATCACGTCGCTGTCGCGGTCCCAGGCGAGCTCGACGCCGGCGGCCGGGTGATCGATGCCGAAGTCGCAGCCCTTGATGCGGGCCCAGTGGGTTGGGATCTCGAACGCCTCGACGGCGATGTCGTCGTCATCGAGCGGATAGAGCGCACCCTCGCCCATCATCGGGATGCCTTCGGTGCGGGCGCGCCGTTCGTGCATGCGGTAGGACTGCCGCAGCCGTTCCTTGTCGTGCTCGGACAGGTGCGGGGCGTCCTCCCAGGACGCGCCGCGCATCCAGATGCCGGGCCCACCGTCCTGGAAGTGCTGCACCAGTTCCGTCATGCCGAGCAGCGGGGTGAAGGTGACCAGCACGATGCCCTGGCTGGTGAGAATACGGGTCTGGCTTTCGGAGAAGATGCGGTAGTCGTCGGGCTCCTCGTCCATCCAGACGACATGCGGGGCGGCGCCCTGCCATTTGGTCCAGCCCTGCTCGTAGGTCTTGAGATTGCAGACCGAGACGCCGCCCGACTTGTGCAGGACCTGGAAGGTTTCGACGACGTTCTTGACGCCGGCCTGGCGGGTTTGCGGGATGTTGTGCAGGTACTTGCGCGGCACCCAGCCGGTGCCGAGCTTGTCGCCGAGACCGCCGAGCAGTTCGGCCTGCACGATGTCGCGCGAGGTCTCGTTGGTGGGCGATCCGGTCCACACCAGGGTGGGTTTCTCGAACCGCTTGCCGGTCCACCATTCGGGATAGAAGCCGTGCAGATGGTAGGAGCATTCGCAGGCCGCGCTGATGGTCTTGCCGACCCGGTTGGCGGCCATCAGCATGCGTTCGGGATTGCGGGCGCCGGCCTCGTGGAATTCCATCTGCCACTGGTAGGGCTGGTAGGTGCGCAGCCGGTCGCCGGCGATCGTCCACTCGAAATGCTTGACGAGCTCAGCGAGCTTTTGCGGATCAGGCGCCATAGCCCTGATGTTTCTTGGATGCCACGTTGTTGCAGATGCGGCAGTGGCGTCCGCGTTTGGATCGATATGTATTTTTCTCGTTGAACTCGTGCCCATTTACGCAATGGGTCTTAATTTTGGGAACTATATACATGACTCCCTTTTCCGCTCACGCGGCCTCCAAGTCTTGGGTCGCTAGATGACACAGGAAGTCGCACGCCGGGACGATGGGGTTTGTGGTCGGCCAATCGGCCGGGATTTCATCTATGAAAATCCGCTCGCCCTTGATCCGCGTCAGGCGCGCGCCGATCTCCCGTGCGTAGGCCGCTGTCCGCGCGAAGTTGTCGGGAAACTGCTGGCGGTACAGCGACCAATAGTCGGGGCTGGTCGCCTTCACGCATCCGGTTTGGAGGCAGTTCGCGTTCGGGAAGCCCATCGCGTAGGAGCGCGGCAACGCTATGCCCCAACTCTCAACCATCGCCAGCGTCGCGGCCTTGGTCACGCCGCCATCGATCAGCGGCGCGCGCACGATCAGTTCCGGGTAGTTGTCCTTAAGTGCGTCAAATCGGGCCTTGTCTTTGGCGTCCGCTGTATAGCCAAAAACGTGAGTGTCGGTCGGAAGCTGAAAGGCGATCCGGGGCGTGATCTTCATTTCGCGAGTGCACGGCGCGCCCTCATTGCCCGCCATGTACCGCTCGCCCCGCCACACGTCCGGGACGCTGTGATACTTCTCGGATTGCAGCAGAGTGACCGACCGATTGAGGCGGCGCATCACGTCGGCCTCAAAGCGGTAGTTGTCCGGGTCTTCGTTGTTCGTCTCGCACCTGGCAATGATCGCTTCCGGATCATCCTGCAAAACCATGCGAGCCATGACGGCACTGGCAGCGCCGGTAGACCACCATGCGAGGGTGCGCGGCATACTAAGCCTTTCCCCGCTTCACGGCCGCACGCTTGCGACGGCGCGCGGGCGTCGTCTTGGGCTTCGGCCGGTAGCGCAGAACAACGTCCGCGATGGCGTCGAGAACCTTGGGCGGTTTCAGCTTTTTCATGCGATCAGCGCCTTGTAGGTCAGGCGCTTGCCCGCAACGCCGTCAATGAAGCTGCTGAGCCGTTCCAGCGTGTGCCGGGCCACGTTGCCGTCATTCAGGCGGAATGCGAACTCGTCAACGTAGCGGCCGATATGCTTCGGACTGGCGTGGTGGTAGACGCCGATCAGGCCGCGTTTGAGAACTGCGAACACGGACTCGATGCCATTCGTGGTGACGCCATCGCGGACGTATTCGCCCTCGCTGTGGTTCACGGTCGCGTGGTCGAAAAACAGCCCGCCCATGTCGCGATAGGCGCCAGCCTCATCGGTGTGCAGCGTCGAGCCAACTTCGACGTTCTGCACGATAACGTCCTGAATGGTCTGAGCGTCCGTGCTGGCGAGCTTGACCGCCTTGGTGCGCCCGCCCTTGCCGCGCTCGCGCATGCCCAGCACGGCCGTCTTGCCGACCGTGCCGCGCCCGGCCTTCAGCTTTTTGTGTTCATGCTTGTTGGCCTCGATCCCGCCAACGTAGGTTTCATCAATCTCGACCAGCCCCTGCAACATCGTCATGTCGCCGCCGCACGCTTCCCGCAGCCGGTGCAGGACGAACCACGCGGACTTTTGCGTGATGCCGATCTCTTTCGAGAGTTGCAGGCTGGAGATGCCCTTGCGGGCCGTCACGAGCAGGTACATCGCGTAAACCCACTTGTGGAGGGGAACGTGGCTGCGCTCGAAAATCGTGCCGGTGCGCACCGTGAAGTCTTCCTTGCACTGGTTGCAGCGATAGAAGCCGCCTTTGCGGGTCGTGATCCGCTCGCCCAATCCGCAGACAGGGCAAGTCGGGCCGTTCGGCCAAAGCCGCCCCTCAAGGTACGTCCGGGCCGTCTCTTGGTCCGGGATCATCGCGAACAGTTCAAACGTCGAAATAGTGGACTTGGACATGGCAGACTTACCCCGATTTCACCGGCACAACATAGCAAAATCCGGCAAGGGAGTAAAGTATATAATTCCCTTAATTTTGTTGTGACGCCCTGTATGGCCGCGCCTCACATTTTCCTGCGGCGTGACGGCCTCAAGATGATCTGGATTGATGCAATGCCTTACGCGACACAAATGATCCAGCTCAAGACCTTCAGGGATCGAGCCGTTAGCGAACTGCCAAGCCAACCTATGCGCACTAACAGTGCGCCCTTTATATTTGAGACTTCCATATCCACCGGATACTCTCGCACCCTGCCACAAGCGACAGGCGCCCAACTCAATTGTGCGAGAAAATAATTCAGTGAGTGTGTCCATATCTGAATAATCCATAATGCCCGAGTTTAATTGTCGGATCAGCTATCACTTTGAAACCGGCCTCTCTTGCAATCCTGCAAAAGAAGTAATCTTCCGACTCTAAGCAACCGTTGTGGATTGGGGTCATGTAGAGGGCAGGCACCATACCGTGCTGTCCTTCGTAAGTTCCGTGAACTGCCGCCAACTTTTCAATGACCTCACGCTTAATGAGCATGAAACCAGTGCCGGCGTAGTCAACTTCAAACGGTCCGGAAGGACATTCTTCTATCTTGACCAAACGGCCATTGCGCCATGCAGAAAGCGGCAGGTCAGACCGCTTCATACAGTACAAACCCACGGCGACATCAGCGTCCATGTTCCAGAGCTTGGCGACGTCCTCGAGCTCGAACTCGATATCGGCATCGAGCCACATCATGAAGGCGTAACTGGTTTTGAGGAACGACGCGGTCATTTCCATACGCGCGCGATGCACCAGGCTTTCGTTGGAGCCGACATTCCAGTCATGCTCGACCCCGGCCTTGTGCAGCTCCTCCTTGAGCGCGAGGCAGGAGATGAAATGCGCGGCGGTGATCATGCCGCCATATGCTGGTGTAGCGAAGTAAATACTCATTTCTTCTTGCGTTCGTTGAAGATGTCGATGCGCGGCGGCCGACGCGCGCCTTTGGATACGATGGTGCGGGCGCCGGTATCGGGCGGGACCGGACGGCGCTTGGGCTTGCTCTCGGCGAACACACGGCGCAGGGCCGATCCGGAGAATTTGGTGGTCTTGAAGCTCGTCTGCTGGCCGTGCAGGACGGCATTGATGGGCTTGTGCAGCACCTCGGTGGAGGTGATGTCCTGGAAGGTCTGCGGCTGGTAGCTCAGCGCCGCCCAGGCGATGATGGCGCGGAGCTGCTCGGGTTCCCCGGCCTGGGCTTGCAACTGGCCGGCGCCGGCGAATGTTGCACGTGCAACGAGCCGGGCGGTGACGGTGGCGGTGAGGCTGCCGGCAACCTGGAAAGTGGCGGCGCCCTGGTGGATACCCGGAGTAACGACTTCCGCTTGGGCGGCGAGATTGCCGGCGCCTGCGAAGATGGCCGATGCGCTCAGTGCGCCGGTGGTGGCGAACTGGACGCTGGCGTAGGAGATAACCGCGCGGTCGACCGTGTCCTGCAGATCGGCGGACAGGCCGCCAGCGCCGCCGAACACTGCCGAAGCGCTGATGGCGCCGGGGATGGTGGCAGTAAGTGCGCCGGCGCCGCCAAACGTGGCCTGGATATTGGTGGTGGCGGTGGTCTGCGCGCTGAGTGCGCCGCTGCCGGCAAAGGTGGCCGAGATCGAATTGGTGAAGACTGCCGCGGTGAGGTTCGAGCTTTCGGGCGGGCTCGAGCCGACGGTATTGGTGGCGGTGACGTCGCAGAAAATCTGCTCGCCGGCATCGGCCTCGACCAGCGTGTAGGTATTGCTGGTCGCGCCGGCGATGGGGACGCCGACGTAATCGTTGTCGATGACGACCGGCAGCCCGCCGGAGGTGACGAGGTGGCGCCACTGATAGCTGTAGCTGGTGGGCGGGCCGGCCCAAGCGCCGGTCGTGCAGCTCAGCAGCTGGCCGACGGCGGCGGTTCCGGTGACGAGCGGCTTGATGATGTTGACCGGCAGCACCGCCGGGCCGGCAATTACAGCGTCAGCAGTGAGGCTGCCGGTACCGTCGAACTGCGCGGAGACGTTGAGGTACAGCCGTTCGTATGACACCAGGCCGCCGGCGCCATCGAAGCTGGCGGTGGCGAAGGTGTACCCTAGGGCGTCCGCTGCGAATGCGCCGGTTCCGGCAAAGGTCGCGGCCGCGACCATGTTGGTGCTGGATGCGGCCGTGAGGCCACCGGCCCCTTGGAAGGTCGCTTCCAGGTTTACGAAATTAAGAAGGACGGCGTCGGCCGCGAACGCGCCGCTGCCGGCGAAGGCGGACGAGAGCTGATGGGTCTGAAGTGCGTTGGCGGTTAGACTGCCGGCGCCGGCAAAGGTCGCGGTGGCGACCAGGTTCTGCTGGGCGGTTGCCGACAGTGCGCCGGCGCCGGCGAAGGTGGCGGTAGCCCGTAGTCGCTGCTGGGCGGTTGCCGACAGTGCGCCAGCGCCATCGAAGCGGACCGAGGCTGCAAGCCGCTGCGCGGCGGTGGCGGTGAGCGCACCGGTTCCGGCGAACGCCGCCTCGCCGATCTTGACGACGACGCCGTTGGCGGCGAGCGAACCCGCACCGGCAAAGGTGGCGGAAGCCGGAAGCCGCAGGGCGGCGGTTGCCGTGAGATTGCCGGCCCCTGCGAAGGTGGCCGCGATCTGGTGGGCCTGGGTGGCCGCGGCGGTGAGGCTGCCGGCCCCTTGGAAGGTCGCACGGACCTGCAGTTGGTGGACGGCGTCGGCGCTGAAACCACCGGCGCCTGCGAAGGTAGCCTCGCCGACGTGGGGGGCGGCAGTGGTGTAGCGGACGGCCGCGAACGAGACGTAAGCGTACCAGTCGGGATAGGCGTTGGCAGTGAGGCTGCCGGCGCCGGCGAAGGTCGCCGAGCCTGCATGGGCGGTGGCGGCGAGGGTATACTCGATCGCGGCGTAGGAAACGATGGCGCGGGCTGGAAAATCCGCATCGACGGTGAGCCCGCCCGCACCTGCCATGGCGGGTGGGGTGAGAGCGATGCGCATTGCCGCGCTGACAGTCAGGCCGCCGGCTGGCGCAAACGTTGCTGATCCAGCATGAGCAATGGTGAAATTCGAAGAAACAACCCGCGTGCCTGCGCTCGACGCATTGCCGACGCGCATATTCACATCGGACGTGTTGTGGCCGCCGGCGCCTGTCCTTTCCCAGGCTAGTTGAATGAAAATGTATTCGTTGGAGACCGAGAACGCGCCGGGATTGAACGTCGCTGTCGTGGTCTGCGTGGTGCCGGTTTGCAGACTGCTAACTGAAGTGCTGGCTATCTGTTGGCCCGACGTGATCTCGGTTGCGCCGCTGCCGTTGGCATTCGCACTGCGTAGCAACCGGCACCGAATGCGGCCTGAGCAACCGGTTGCCGTGGTCGCCCGCGCGGCGAAGCGTACTTCCCAATTAGCGTTAGCAAATGATCCGGTGTAGGTGTTGGTCGATCGAAAACAGTCGCCGTTGGTCGTGTCGATCGTGCCGTCAGGATCAGTTGTTGCCGTGAATGTAGCGAGAGCCTGTTCAGCGCCCGCTTTCAGCGGCGAATGATTATTGGTAGCGTTACCAGCGATCCATCCAACCGGACCAGTAGCGGTGACCTCGGTGCCCGGATCAGTCTCCGACATCTCCTGATGGACGCTGGCCAGCGCACTTGTGGCGAACCACGTCAATGCAGCCATGACGGGCTCCCATTTGTGCTAGTGTGGGAGCATGAAAACAGAAGATCAGAAACGAGCAGCCCGCGAAGCAATGCAGCGCTGGCGCATGCGCAATCCGGACAAGGTCCGCGCTGCAAACAAAAAACATTGGGAAGAAAACAAGGAATATCATTTATCCCGAAACAAAAAGTGGGTGAGCGCAAATGGCGAACACCTTCGAAGATACAGGCGCGATCACTATTACAAAACGCGCGATCAGCAACTGATATGGAAACGAATCGGGGCTCTACGCAAAAAATATGGCTTGGAATTAAGCGACGTTCTCGCCATGTGGAACAAACAAAATGGAAGATGCCGCATCTGCGAATGCAACATCCAACAAGATGGGCCGCGAACCCACATCGACCACTGTCACAATACTGGACGCATTCGCGGACTTCTATGTTCAGGATGCAATAGGATGCTTGGTCGTGTCGAACGCCTTCTGCCACGCATTCTTGAGTATCTAGCGTGATTGCGGCCATGGCTTATTCTTCCAATTGCCATGCCTTGGCGTCACACATGGCGCGCGCACTCGCCTCCTCGAACTTCCTGTGCGATGTCCAGCGACCGAACTTCACGCCCCACTGGCGCAACAGCGGCCCAATGTCGGCGGTCGACACGATATCGCCATCGACCATGAAATAGTGATCGCCGCCAGAATGAGTGTAAACCTTGTCACCGATCTTCTGGATGATGAACAGCACACCATCGCTCGGCGCCTGCTCAAACGGACCATCCGTCGAGTCGAAAATGCGACCGTCGTCGTAGTAGATGCGCCACATCGTCATCCCTCCGCGCGAGGGATCGCAGAGCGCATTCGGCCCCGGATCAGATTTTCACTTGCCTATGACAGTCCACGCCGCGCCGTTGCAGAACGCCAGCACCGTGTTCGATCCACCGCCAACTACAGCATTTCCCCAGGTCGTATGATTGCAGTCTGTGACAGTCATTACGCAGCCGAGAAACGTCGACGAAGCCGCCGGAAGCTGCGTTGCGGCAGTACCCGACCCGGTCTGAAATGCGCCTTGAAACTTGAGACGAGCGGCTTGACTTGCGGTGGCTCCGAACGTCTTGAGGAGGCCCCCGACAGCCATCACCCATTCGAACCCGGAGTTGGAACCGTCATTCCACGGCGCAAGATAGAATGATCCGTTGCCCCACTCGATGGTTCTATTGAGAAACACTCCCAATCCGGTAGGCGGATCGAAATCGCACTTCAAAGCCGCTGTTCTACATTGGCTGATAGTCACTCCATAATCACAAAAAGTGCCCTGAAAACATGAACCCCATGCTACCGTATCAACGGCATTCTCACCCTGAGCGCCTGGGATAATCCCGCCGGAAGCATCACAGGCAAATCCGTAACCAAATCTCTGCGCCCCACCGTTTCTGGCCAGCATAAATCCTCTGATCGTCCCGCATGGCGTAAACTGCGCGAGCGAGTATTGCCATCCGGTCACATCGGGGTAGGGGCATATCGCCTGCTCGAGCAGGTCACCGACGGTCCAGGTCGAAGTGCTGTTCTCGCAAATGACTTCACCCGTATAAGAGCCTCCAGTCGTACCGAGCCGCAGCACCTTGACCGACGGGCGAATGACATAAGCGCCCTGCGATCGAGACAATCCTTTGTACATGGCGTGGCCCGCCACGCTGAACGAATGGATTGTCATGGATGTAGCAGAATTGATTGCCTGTATCTGATGCCACGAACGGAGCGGGCCATAATAAACACCCTCTGGACCATTAAATGGAGTTACTGAGTAAGTGTCGGCCTCGAGAGCAATGGCGCCGATATTCAAGGCATACCCGCCCACCATACCCACAGACCACGATGTGCCTACTCCATCGAAGTCCGGGGTCGTGAATCCGCCCCCGTCGAGATGTGCGCCAGCTGTCCCGGTCGTATAGGGAGTAACCGTTTTGTTGATGAGATAACGATCCTGACCCAGTACGCTCGCGTTATCGACACTCATGACCAGCGCCGGCTTGACCGGAACACCAGAAAAATGATTGCACCGAAATACCGCAGTGAACGACGTTGCACTGTCGACAGTTATGATCTGAACCGCCTCGGTATTGGGAAAGCCGTGTGGTACGTCTTGCTCGACCACAACCCACTGGCCGGCCGCCGCGCCAGTCGTGCTCACGACTGTAACAGTCTGTGGATCTATGGATCGAACGATGGACTGCGTAGTCGTGGTATCCATCGTGGATGGAGTAGCGATCGCAGTAATCGTCACCAGTATCAAATTAGTAAACTGAGATAGATGAGAAAACGTTGCAAATCCTTGACCTTCATCACCCGCTATCGGACCGCCGGCGTAATAGACAGAATTATTCGCGAACACTGCGGTGTCGCTCATTCCATAACCGACAACACTGAAATTGCAGGCAAACTTCTGCCCGGAGGCATTGTAAATTGCGTTCACGGTCAGCGGCATGAATGTTTTCTTGGCTAATGTCCCTACATCTGTACGATAATTCGCCTGACCATTGATGGCTCTAAAGCCGATCGCCACTCCGTTCTCATTCGAGAAATCAGGAACGGATGTCTCACAATCCGTCGTCATGTTGAATTCCGCCATGCGGCGGTAACTCGGATTATTTCCGAGTTGCGGATTGTGAACGCTAAGACTAAGACTGGTGATATCGAATGGGTCCTCGACCACGAGCGGCTTGATCGCATCCGCCGTCAACTGTGCTCCGGCTGACGCACCGTTGGCATACAGGACCTCGGCGCCGGTCAGAACTCCGGCAGAAGGGAGTGTTGAGATTTCACTGTATAGCGCGTCCTTGAAGCTCGGCATTTCTCACACCGTGATCCCGTAGTAGTTGCCAATGTCTGCGCGCACCACAGCGCGCTCGGTCGAGCCAATGTCCACGCTGAGAATTATGACCTCGGACAGCAGTCCATCGAACAGCAAGAGGCCCGTGGCGTACCCTCCAATAGCGAAAGTACCAGTACCGGACGGCGCGCTGGTGTTTGACCCGGAAGCGATCGACGCTCCGTCAATCAATATGCTTTGAGTATTATCAACCTGCTGAATGAATTCAGCGATGTGCGAGTTGCTGTCATAACCTCCTGGCTCGCTTCCAGTCTTGCGACCGCCAGAACCGACATCTCCATAGTCCCATATGATGGTATCGGCGGCATTCCCAAAATGTGCCAGAATCCTGTTCTCTCCAGTTTCTCCAGATCCGCTCCAGGCAAACGGCGTCAAGTTTCCGCTGGTCGGATCGGTCTGGTACAGGACTACGAAGACATTGATCTCCTGCCCACTGGCTGCAAGTGTTGTGACTGATACTGATGTTCTGTTGAGGAAGTTGTCCGACGCATCGAACTCGATGGCAGGCAAACTGTTGATGCTCGAAGTCAACTGAAGCGGTGGCTGGTTTGCTGCGGTGGTTTGCGACACGTCCAAACTGTTGCCGCTCTGGTCGTACCAGGTATGAACATGCGCCGCACCGGCCCCGACGAAACTTGTAATACTGGCAGTGTCGAGAGCGCCATCGACGAAACCAACATCCAGCGTGTTGCCGTCGTTAGCTCCACCGTGCGCCTGAATTTTCAGGCAATTTCCGGAATATGCAGTGCGCAACAACCGGACGGAGAAGGCCGCGCCGACTGTATAGTCATCGAGGATCGGCTCGGCTGTCGGATTGGCGGTGAACTGAAGGTAGAGATCGGTGAAGTCGCCACACGCCGTGAACTGCGAGGTGTTGAGCGTAAGCGCGCCGTCGGCGAACGAGCTGCTGATGTTGCTGTGGGTCACCGACGCAATCACCGTCGAGGCGCCCTTGATCAACTCCACCTTCAGGTTGATGGCGCCGGCGCCGGTCTTCTTGTAGCGGTACAGGATGTCGACGGGCTCGGTCGGGGCCGCGCCGGTCGGGTCGGAAAGCCTGAGCTTGCAGATATCGTTAGCCGGATTGGGGCCCGAACGGATGTAGTCGCTGTCGCTGGCCGAGGTTTCGTTGATGCTGTCGAACAAGTCGGTATTGTTGCCGGCCTGGTTGGTCCAGTTGCCGTCAGCGCTGTCGAGATCGGGGCGCAGGAAGTCGGTGGCCATGGCTAGTTAAGCGTGATGACGAGCGCGCCGGAGGCGACCACCAGCGTGTCGCCGGCGCCGGGGCTGCGGGCGGTGGCGAGCAGGCCCTGGAACAATTGCACGCCGGCGCCGGAGGAGACGCTGTCGTTGATGAACAGCCCGCTGACCGACTGCGCGCTCGAGAACGGGCCGAAGGTCATGGCGACGGTATTGATGGTGGTGCCTGAGCTCGCGGGGGTGCCGGCGGCGGCGAAATTGGTGGTTTGCCGGGTATAGCCCGAGCCGGTGCCGATCTCGGAATTTGAGACGCTGGTGGGCGATCCGAGCGACAGGCCGCCGAACCAGGCGGCTGGCCTAGTCGGACTGCCCGTGGTCAATGCCCAATCGAGCATGGCCTTGGTCATGGGCTGCGAGATATTTGCCATATCAGTCTCTCCTGTTGCCGTCCGGTCCGATGATGAAGATTTTGCTGTCGTCGATCTGCACGCCAATGCGCGCGCCACCGGCGCGCTGCAGGGTGTATTCGATAAAGCCGTCAGTGGTGGCCGGCCTGCTGCTGTGGGCGATCTGCCAGCCCTCGGCGATCAGTTGCTTGAGCTCTGCGCTGTCGGGCGCGAGGGTGACGACGATCTGTTCGATCACAGCAAGTTCCTCGCGTGTTGCACGATGGTTTCGACGTTGATCGACGAGATGCAGGCGGCGCCGGTGACGGTGGTGGACGGGGTGACGCCGCAGCGTTTCTGCTCGTCGATGCAGCTCTGGGCATCGGTGTGCAGCAGATGGCATGGCCAGCACGGCGTGGCGACCTGATCGGCGTGCAGGGTGACGGTGTTGAGCCAGTGCTTGGTGATGTTCTCAGGCGAAGCGTGGCTGAGCAGGATGATCTTGGGCGTGGGCTCGAACGCCACCGCCCAGGCCGGGCCGGTGTCGGGGCTGATCAGGAGATCGCAGGCCTGCGCGAAGGTGAGGATGCGGCGGATCGGCCAGGATGGATTGTTTGGATCGGGCGAGATCGCGAGGTGCAGTCCCTCGAGTGATCCGTTCTGATGGCGCACGCCTTCCTGGATCTGCTCGGCGAGCGCCATGTCACGGTGCGGGGGCGGCGCGCCGAGCAGCACAACGTGGCAGTCGAGTTCCTTGATGATGCGGGCGATCGCCTGTGGCGAGTGCGGGTAGATCTTGTCAGCCCTGGATCCCGACAGGCACCAGGCGATGACGTGCGGCTTGGATGGCGTGAGGGCGGCGATCGTTTCCTTCGCTTTCGCTACTTCTTCTTCTGTCGGGAAGAATGTCCGCCCAAACGTATAAGGTACGCCCACGACGTCGTGCGCCAGTTCGATGTAGGACTTGTTTGCCAGTTGCCGCCGCATCTGGGGCGACCAGGTCGACTGGGTCTGGATCGGGGTGAACGCGAGCGCGATCTCGCAAGTGTGTGAGAGATTGGCGAAGCGATCGTATTCGGTGGCGCGGTGGCGGAACCAAGTGAGCCACGACAGCTGATCGGTATGCGGGATGCAATCCGGGACGCTGAGCTTGTCGAGGTACGGATTGTTCTCGAACAGCACGCACTGCGGCTTCTGTGAGATCACGTCGGTGTGGTAGCCCAGCTCCTTGAGCGGCTTGAGCACCGAAGCGGCGATCAGATTGTCGCCCACCCCGCCCAGCCGGCAGATGCCGGCCCATTTCATGCCGCGGCCTGCGGCGCGCTGACGTACTGCAGGCAGTGATCGGCGCGATGCAGCGCCAGGATGTCCATGCCGAGATCGAACAGCACATGGCCGCCGGCGCTCAATTGATCGCGCAGCCGCCTGCCGTCGATCTTGATCTGCTCCACCAGCAGCATCGGCTGACAGCGTTCGATCGTTTCTCGTGCGCCGGCCAGCACTTCCAACTCCATGCCCTCGACATCGATCTTGATCAGATCGCAGCGCTCGAGCGCGAGGCTGTCGATGGTGATGCATGCAATCCCAGGGCCCGCCGCTGCACGGCCAAGGCCACCAAAGTTCTGCGCCTTGCGCGGATCGGGTTGCGGAAAGCAAATCACGCCCGCGCTCTCACCAAGCGCTGTGGGATAGGCCAACGCATTGAAGCAATTGTTGAGCGCAATGTTGCCGCACAGCGCATAGTAGCTGAACAATTGCGGCTCGAACGCCAGCACCTCACCCCAGCCCGCCATCGCCCGCGCCCACAGAACGGTGTGCGTGCCAATGCTGGCCCCACAGTCCAGCGCCACCACCCCATCACCATAATGCTGGCGCCGGAACTCGAGCAGCCGGATGAAACCAGATGCGCCATGCGCCTGGTGCCAGCCATCCCGCAATATCTCAAACCCTACCCCGTACTGCCGGCCAGGATCATGATCCAGATGATTGACAATCATCGGCCCGTAATCCCCCGCCGCCAGCACGAACGCGATCTTCACCTCGCCGCCTCCGCCGCACAATCCAGACAATCAGGGCCGCCGGTCTATCCGCGCGTCGCGTTTCCCGGCATTGCACTCATGACAAGCCGTCACAAGGTTCTCTAAATCATCGGTCCCGCCCAATGCCCGCGCAATTACATGGTCAGTCTCAAGCACAACATCCTGTTGCGCCCCACGCCCGCAATACCGGCACTTAAATCCATCGCGTTCCAAAACCGCAAACCGCCGCTGTGCCCAACTAATCAAAAGCCGCCCAGAAATGTGCCCCAGTTCCCGATCCCGCCGCTCACGCCTGCCAGCCCGCCACGTGTTCACCCGACAGGCATCCGAACAAAACCGCTTGTCCAGTGACCCCTTGAACTCCCTTCCACACCAGAAACATCGGTGAACATAAAGCAACGTCCTCGGCGAATAACTTACCCCATCCTGATATGGCCGGTAACGCGGCCGGTCCGCCGAAACTAAAGGTCCATCACCAGTCAACATGGCGTTACCTCATCTAACCAGCGTTACAATGCGTAACGCATTTCAAACCGGCCCGGGGGACTGAGGTGTGATAGGGCCCGATCCCCTCTCCCTCGGGGGGTGGGGCGCCCTCCCTGTTGGCCTAAACTGAGCGATTTGCAACAGAAGCTAATGATATCAATAGCTTAGCATGATCGGCAGTGATTTATCATCAGTGCTGTAGGCTGTTCGAGCGGGTTAGGAGGGGGAAAGTAGGAAGGAAACACAAGGACGCGCCCTCACGTCAGGCTGGTATCAGCGGACCATTCGACTTAACTCCGAGCGTGTTAACCCGTTATAATCCCTATGCTTATGGACGATAGGCTGTCCTGGGACAGTTACATGTCCCTGTACGGTGGCAACAGTTCCGAGTGATTGTCGCAACTTGTCAAATGGGATTGATATTGCAAGCTATTTTTTTAGGAAATGAACAGGTTATTCGCCATGCTGATTTGCGAGAAATGCAGCGAGGCGAGCTGCGCCGCTGTTCAGCTGATGGTAGCAGGCTGAACCGCTATTGCACTCGATCGTTACCGATCCATCTCTGTTTGCCTCTACGATAGCCACCGCTTGCGTTTGTCCTGATCGGGCCCGGGATAGTGCGGCTTCGAGCAGGCTGATCACGTGCTCATTGTGGGCGATTGGGAGGGCAATGAGATGCATCAGTGTTTCGTTGATTGTCCGGGTTGCCATGGAATATTGTGCTTGGCGGCGAGCTGGGCGGCAAATTCGGGACTGTGTTGGGCGATTGCTTCGAGCGCCGTTGTTGTGTCGTGCTTGCTGACTGACAAATCGACGCGTTCGACATAATGGCCGGCGACCTTGCCCCGCATTGTTTCTGCTTGGATGGCAGCTGCATGATTGCCGGCGTTGCGTGCTTCTTCGCGCAGGGCTTTCATGTCCTGGCAATGTTCATGCAATGTGGGGACTGCTTCGTTCAGCAATTGCTTGCGCCCGGCGACGATGCATTGGGCGACCTTGGGGTTATGTTTCAGCTTGGACGCTTCGCACCAGATACTATTTTGGCTCATGTTTTCAGTATTATAGGCCAACGAATACGCCTTTGACGCAGTCATGCCTTCAAGCATGTAGCGCACAAACTCCGTTTGCTGGAATGTGAGCCCCGATAAATCATCCTGCATATTTTTTTCCTCTTTTGTTGCTCTGCCCTGTTGACAGTTGGACATATTGTCTATATAGCTATGTTTACCGGATTGCACTCCGGACAACAACGGAAAGGATCATCATCATGGATATCGCCAGGATTGTGCGCGAGCAGCGCGAACTCGCTGTTGCTGACGACTTTGTGCAGCTGTTCAAGGCCGCGACTGCATCAAGCGATGCGATGCGCAAGGCGCTTGAGGATTTGCGCAAGGCCGAGTTGGCCTCCTATCGCGCGTTTGATCGTTAAAGTGAGGCAGAGCAATGAGCAGGAACATCAAGGCAGAGCAAGCAGGGAAAGAATATTTTCTCGATCATCCCTGCACTGATCACGCAACCACCGTTAAGGTTGCCCGGAACAAGTATAACAGCGGCCTCGAACAGGATTGCTTTGTTGCCGGTTGGAATATGGCCTTTTGGAAAGAGCAAGTGGCTTTCCAGCCCACGGCGCGGCGCGTCGTAAAGCCTCGAACGTAGCGTTAGGAGCGTAACATGCAGTACTGCACGCAACCACGGCCATCTCGCAACCTTGCCACGCTCTACCGCATGGTCGCCCGCATCAAACGCCGCAATCGCGCGGCGTTCGGTGGCTACTATTTGAAACCTTTAGGCGTTATCGTCGTTTATGTCGGTTCGCGCGTGGTCCTGATCGACAAGCAGGGCAACGCGCGTTGGCAATCAGAAGCTGGTCATTTGTCTGCAACTAGCTGACGCAGCAATTGGCCGCGACGGTTGCACCCGCCGCGGCCACCCGCTTGCGCGGGCGCCTTGGCTGGCGCGCGGCCAGAAAGGATCAAGAACCGCGGCCACGCCTGAAGGCGTTGACCATCTAGGAAATTTCCCAGAATTTTGCCAGCGGAATTTTTCCAGATTTTTCCAGAAATTTTTTTTTCGCGATCGCTTGCGCGAGTTGGCTGACTACATCGACAATCACCTAAAAGCGCGCACCAATGGCAACCAAGCCTAAACCCTACCAGCCGATGTCGCCCGAGGAGCTCCGGCAGATCGCCACTGACTACCGCATGCTGCCGGCTGAGATGGCTCACTTTCTCGGCGTCACCCGCCGGCAATACGACCGCTATATCCACCGCGCCACCCCGATCCCGACCGCCACCGCCCGGCTGTTGCGGCTGATGTCCCGCGACGGGATCCCGCCTGGGCGCTGCCCATAGGTATCAACACGTATTTCCCAGAATTTTGCTCTACTAAGTCGGGTGTTATGCTTACCCAACGCCCAAATGCGTGTATTAACGAGCTTTGGATAGAGACGTTTGGGGGGCTGAGGGCTGTAGGACTAAGGGGGGGGTCAGAAAAACGCACCGTTCCGTCCACAGCGACCGTTTTCGACCGGTCCTGGAAGCGATCGGGCAAACCTTCGAGCAAGCGCCGCGCGTCGTCTGCGGGCACACCCTTCTCCCGCATGCAACGGGCAAGGATATCCTTGGTCGAACTGACAAAGGACACCGGGCGCCATGGCTGTACACTGCTATTTGCAGCGCCGTTGCAGGATCCACTGAAATTCCGTCAGTGGTAACAGCCCAGTCGCCGGAAACCCTGCGGCTATCGTCGCGGATAGTCATTTGATTTTCCCAGAATTTTTGGCAATGCGTGGCCGGAGCGGGCCGAGGCAGCTGCGGCGGGCAGATTGCCTCGAGGCCTCACCCCCCGGCCGGACGGGGCAGCACTGGCACGCCCGGCGGCGGGTGACCTGGACAATCCGGTGGCTTGCCAACGATCGGACCCGCTGGTTGTCGCTTACGCCTGACGCCCAATGCTGTCAAGCGTATCGGCCGCCGGCTGCCGGATCCGATCGGAGCGGCATTGCGGGCACCGCAGCATTCTGCCCTTGGTGATCAGGTCGCGGTTCTTGCCGATCCACTCGCACGCCAGGCAGACCGCGGGGCAGCTCAGGTATGGATGCTCGACCATCTGCCGCGGCCGGACCACGGGCGCCAACGGCGGCAATTTGAGCCCTATCCGTTCCGGCTGTAGCGGCGGGCGTTCTGATATATCCGTAAATCCACCTACCGGCCGCATCGGTAGCGCTGGGCCCGGGCAGGCCGAGGACTGGCTCAGCGACATGCGGATTTTCCCGCACCAGCGGCAGCAGTCATAGTCCAGGCTATCGGGCCGATACCAGTGATGATCGCTCATTGGCCCCTATTGGGCACACATGCCCGCCGGCGCGCCTCGCACATCCCACACTCGAATGGCCCTTCCGGTATCTCTGCCGGCGCCTCGTAGCCCAACGCCCCGCGCAGCTGCCAGTTCTCGATGACGAGATGCTCGATCCTGTTTTACATCCGGCGCATGTAGTCCTCGTCATCTGCTAGAAGCTCTAACCACCGCTCATCCCGGAATTGTATAAATGTGGCCGCATCCTTGAATAGTTCGAATTCATTGACCCGCATTGTGATGTCACCACACTTGCCGAGGGCGCCCTCATGCGGGCCAACGAACAGCCGGCAATGAACGTGTCCACCCCTCGTTTCGTGGAACAAACGAAAGATCATTCCTCGCTCCTGCATATGCCGCACCGCTCGCATTCGGTGCGGTACGATCCGTATGTCCTGGTAGCTTCTTTCCACTTGTGGCGCATGTTGCTCATGGCTTCTCAGCGCGCATGATTTTGTCCATCCGCTTAGCACATCAGCGTTCATGCTTCCCGCAAGGCATAGACCGACGCGTCGGCTTCCACCAATCCACCCAGGAACTCGACCAAAATCTTTACCCGATCAGTCGCATGCGCCCTGGTGACACGCCCGACGAAGCCGGTGAACGGACCTTCGCCAAACTCGACCCACATGCCTACACGTGGCGGCTGCGTCCGATCGTACAAGCCCATCGTTTCCGCTAGCTGCAGGCTTTCAATCGCCTTCTCCGGCACCCAGGCCGGCACGTAATTCACCCGCAGCACGTCCACCACCTGGGCAACGTCGAGGATGGCCGGCAGCGCATTCACGTGAAACTTGGCGAACAGATAGCGCGGGAACAGGGCCGACACCCGCTCGCGCAGGCCGGGCAGCCGCGGCCGGCGCTTCTCGAGCGGCAGCAGCACATCGAAGCCCAGGTCCTCGATCCGCTTCGCGGCCTGCCGCTCGCAGTTAACGCGGGTGTAGAGCGGATACCAGGGCATCAGGCGCCGGTGGCCTTGCCGATGATGCCGCCGCCATCGAGCACCGCCTTCTCGAACGTCAGCTCGGTGATGTCGGGCTTGCCGATGTTCTTCCACAGCCCGCGCATGGCAGCCTGCCCCTGGGCAAGCTCGGCAGAGCAATCAACGAACGGCTGCGCCGCCAGCAGGCGTTCAAGTTCCCAGATATCGTACTTCGTCAGCCCAACCTCGAGCATGGCGATACGCCGCAAGGCGCTCGGAGCCGGCACCCAGCGGTAGTCGTAGGGTCGGCCACTCTCATCGGTCGGGCATTCGCCCCGGTACCAGCGCCGGATCGCACAATCGACCGCCCAGCTCGGCACATCGTCGAGGGTCTGCGCCATGGCCTCGGCGCGCACCTCGGCTGCCGTCGTGGTTGCCTCTTGGGCCGGCAGCACGAGCAGCAGCTTGGTGATCAGCGTGAGCGTGTGCTGCTCGTAGCCTTCACCGTTTCGGGGTGTTTGGCTCAGCAATGAGGTCAAGTATTGGATGTGGTCCGCGATCGCCTGGCGTTGAGCGGGAGTTGGCATCCGATCTGGTGGCAGAACCATCAGATCCGCGAACTTCCCCGTGGTCTGATCCTTCTGCAGATTTGAATAGACCGCGTTTTTTTGCGTAGTTAGCCACTCCGGCAAGGATCGCATCAGCGTGGGTCTGGCGGGGCGCGGGATAAGGGCGTTGCTGTCCAATGGTACCTCCGTATTTGAGCTCGTTGCCGCACCAGGTCCGCCAGGCCGCATTCCAATCGGCCATCAGGTTGCCTTTGGCGGTGTGATGATTGCGGAAAGCCTCGATCAGCAAATCGATCTGCTTCTCCTGAAAGCCTCTTTCTTTCGCGTACTCTCGGCTGGGTTGAAAACCCTCCGGATACGACGTGCGCGTGCGGGCAACGCGCGAAGCGCGCCCACGAGCGAAGCGAGTGGTTTCTTCTTGGGGAAGGGGAAGGGGTAGGGGTAGGGGAAGAGGGGTTATTAGGGGAGAAGGGGAAGGGCTAGGGGAAGGGGAAACCCCTTCTTCTTTGGTGACGCTTTGTGACGTTTGTGACGCTTGGTGACGATCGGTGACGCTTGGTGACGCTTGGTGACGCTTACCTTCCCGCCAGCGCCTCGTTCTGATGGCGCCCGCTGAAAGCACCATCTCCTCGGGCAGGCACTCGAGGATGTCGGCGATCTGCTCGGCCGTGAACCCCTTGGCAGCCAGCTTGCGGATGAGCTCGGGCTTCATGGCTGATGCGCCTTCAGGATCAGCCGGCAGCCCCTGGGCGCATCACCCCACTCGACAACCAAGCGCCGGAAGTAGGTCGGGTTGTCGTTGGGGATCAGCTCGACCCGCCGCAGGTAGTCGATCGGCGCCTTCAGCACGTTGTCCGGATCCCGCCGGCACATGGTCTCGTTCAGGATCACCTCGAGGTCGAACGGGCAGCGCAGCTTCTCGGCGCTGCGGTACTGGCCCGACGCCATCAGCCACATGTCGCACTGGTGCTCCCAGGCCTCCTGGATCGAGATCGAGGCGCGGTCGATCCGGCGCGTCCGGTTCACGCTCGGCGGGACTGGGATGTCGAGCACGCTCATCGCTGGTACGCCATGCGATAGTGGCGCTCGCACCAGGAGCTCGAGGCCCGCCCGCGGTACGCCGGCAGCCCGCACACCCCGTGGTCCTCGATCCAGCGGCACTGCAAGGGCTCGACCGCCCCGAACGGCAGCCCGAGCCCGACCGCATCGGGCGCCGCCGGCAATGGGCGCGTGGATTTACGGATGCGGGTCTCATCCGCATGCAGGTTCATGCGGTTCAGTTTCCCGATCACCGCATTGCGGGTGAAATGCGAGCCAGTCTCGGCGTTCAGCTCGTCGGCGGCGATGCTCGCGGACTTTTTCTCGTCGATGACCTTGCGGACAACTGCCTTGATCTGCTCGGCGGTCCAGGCGTCGTAATACATGGCGTAGCTCCATTGAGATACGGCACGAGATCTGGACGCAGATCGGCAACGCTGACGAGTTCCGGGAACAGGCGGGGCAGCACCAGCGCCAGCTCGGTGCTGATGCGCTTCTTGACGATGGTGCGGGAGATCAGGTTCTGTGAGGCGCCATGCCCGGTGAGCGACTGGATTTTCTTGGCCAGCAAAATCTGACTGCCGCCGGCGCGCTTGACGCAGGCCTTGATCAGATTGATCTGCTTGGCAGTGGCGCCCGGAACCGCGCCGAACATGCGATTATTCATGGAGCGTAATAAACGCTCACGGGCGCGCGCTTGTCAACGCCCAACGCAGGCGTACTCCCGCGGTAGTTAATAACCCGATTTTATGAAAACCGCACAGTCGGTTGCGAACGTTGCAACACCTTGAGGTGTTGACATCGGCCGGCTGTCGCGCGTACAACGGCGACGCTTCCAGACGTAGGTACTGTCACAGATTGTGTGCGGCAAGTTGACACAATCTGCCTTTCCTGGGACGGGAGCCATGAAGCAAGAACCCGAAACCAAGGTCATCGACGCCATTCCGCCAGGGATGGGTGAACTGATCCGACAACACCGCGTCGCCAGACGCTTGAGCCAGGGCGAGCTGGCTGAATTGGTTGGCGTCGGTCAGCAGCTGATAGGAAAAATCGAACGTGGACGCATCAAAACCTCGGCGCATCTTTCCGCCATCCTGGCGGAAGTGGGGTTGAGCAACCCAGTTGCATCGAACAATCCGCGCCGTAGAATGGTCAAGCCGCCACGTTACGTGAGCATCGACCTCCCGCTCTACAGGACCACCGTGACACCGGACGGAACGATAGTCATGATCCGTGAACCTATCGATATGGTCGCCCGGCCAGATTTTCTGACAAACGTGCCAGAATGTTACGCCATTCTGATGCCGGACGCATCGATGGACCCGGTGTGGAAGATCGGTGACGAGCTCACCATCAATCCCAACCTGCCGCACATGCCGAATACCGGCGTGCTGCTCAGCCGAAAGCTCGATGATGATGCCGGCGAGGAGATCATGCCGTGCGAACTGGTGCGATTTTCCATAACCCAGTGGATCGTGCGTCGCTATGGCCGTGACCTCATGACCAACAAGGTGCAGGAGCACGAGGCAGCATTTTCACGTATCGATTGGCCGGTGTGCCACCGCGTGGTTATCCACATCACCCGTTAACCCTGCATTTATTTTTTACCCACGTTACGCTCGCGGGCGTTGACAGGGGCGCAGGCGTGAGCGTAGCCTACGCTCACCCATGCAGCATCTCGCCAACGATATCCCAGCCGCCGTTACGCAGCTGTTGTCCGACACCGACCGTCTGGTGAAATGGTCGGACGACAAGCTCGCCCTGCGCCTCCTGACCGCAGAGCGCGCCTACCTGCAATCGGTGGCCAACGGCCTCCGCCTCGTGCTGCAAGCGATCGACCGCCAGCAGACGAGCGTGAGCAATGGCTTTGAGCACTGGAAAATCGATCATCTGAGCGCGTCCTCGCTCAACTTCTGGCGCTCCTCGCCGGGTGTTTGGGTGCGGCGCTACCTGTTCCAGCAGAAGGAGGAGGACAAGCCGGCGGTGCTGCGCGGGCGCGCGGTCGAAGCCGGTGGTGTCCATTACCTGCGCACCGGCGACATGGATGCGAGCGTGGGGGTCGCGCTCGGTGAGTATACCGAGCTCATGCAGGGCGAGATCAACGACGCCTCGATCAAGCAGGCCACGCTGATCGGCCCGATGGTGCGCAAGTTCGAGTTCTGGAAACCGCCCTCGACCCTCAACGCCGTCCAGATCCGGATCGAGCACTGGCTACCGGGGGTGCCGGTGCCGTTCATTGGCTTCATCGACCTGTCGTTCGACGGGATCGACGTCGACATCAAGTCGACCGAGACGCTGCCGAGCAAGCCACGCCCCGATCATGTGCGGCAGGTTTCGCTCTACCGCGCCGCCCGCCATCGCGGCGGCGGGGTGCTCTACGTCACGCCCTCACGCCATGCGTTCTATGAAATCTCGGATGCGGACACCGAGCGCTGCATCGCCGAGATGACGCACGAGGCCATGCAGCTCGGCGAATTCCTGGGCCTGGTCAAGACGCGCAAGCAGGCTGCGTGCCTGCCGATCGACTGGGATGACTACCGGGCGCCCAAGCGGGTGCCGATCGAACACCTCCTCGATGCTGGATGATATCAATAAGGAGATGGAATGATGGGCACCATTCACAAGTTTCAACCAAAGCCTGATCAGGATGTTCTGTTGTGCTCATCGTGCGGTGCACAGTCGACAGCAGCATGCGGCTGTGGCGTGGCATATGTCCCGACGTCGGCACAGAAGCGTGAGGCGATCGCCGAAGCACTGACCGCCGATGCCGGCAGAAGCGATCGGCAGATCGCGAAGACGGTTGGTGTGAGCCCGACGACGGTAGCATCGGTGCGCGCTTCTAATGTCCAGTTTGGACACACCGAACGCCTCGAAGCAAGCGGTCGCAGGGCGCGCGGGCGCAAGCCGCAGGTCTCGGACACCAGCAAGCAGATGATTGCATTATCGAACGAACTGTTCCGCGACTTGGCTAGCGCGCGCGACCGTTTCGAGCAGCGCTTGGAACGTTGGTACGCCAAGCATCCCAGCGATGCCGCCAAGCGATCGGTCAGCGATGCGCTAACACTGACGGCGGACACCTACAGAAAATGGGCGCGCAAATTGGGCCGCAGCATCATCACAGGAGATTAGGTCATGTCAAAGATGCGCCACTACGTCATGCCGGACGGCAGCAAGTATCCCCTCACCGAGGCGGAGCACGACATTGGCTTCGTGGTCTACAAGTCCGACCGCAGGAAAGCGAAGACTGGTGACCCAACTTGTTGTTTGATCGCGTTGGGCATCAGAAAGAACCCATCAGTGCTGGGTGCGTACATCGGCAGCGGCAAGGATGCCTATGTGATTTTCAAGGCCAATAAGCGCCTGCCGGCGCGAGCCGTGCATTTTACCATTCCTGCCAAGACGGCGAAGGTGCGAGACAAATTCGATGTCAAGGGCTCGCCCCCGACACAGCAAATCCTCCTGAAGGCCCCGACCGAGGCCCGCACCCTCGAGGCTCGGTCCAAATTAAACAAGCGCCGCCGGGACGAGATCAAGGCTGGGGCAACCATCAGCAAGAGGATCGTGCCGCCGCAGCCGAAGCGGGTGATCACGCTGCGCCCACGGGCCCACATCGTCGGGAACACCGTCGAGGTGCCGACAGCAGCAACTGCTGCCTGAGGTGAGCCCATGCAGATACCAGCACCATCAGACAGCGAATTCGAGCTGCCGCCGGCCGGCACGCACATCGCGGTCTGTTACCGAGTGATCGACCTTGGCACCCAGCAGGGCTCGTTCAACGGTCAGCCCAAGACCCAGCATAAGGTGCTGATCGGCTGGGAGCTCAGTGACGAGCGCATGAAGGACGAGCGCCCGTTCAGCATCTCACAGCGCTACACCTGGAGCATGAGTGAGAAGGCGACGTTGCGCAAGCACCTGGAGAGCTGGCGCGGTCAGCCGTTCACCTCGGCGGACTTCGGGCCGGGCGGGTTCAACATCAAGAACATTCTCGGCGTCGGCTGTTTAATCACGATTCAGCATGTTGCTCGTCCCGATGGCCGCATCTTCGCCAACGTCACCGGCGTCAGCAAGCTGATGAAGGGCATGGTGACGCCGCCGATGGTGAACGAGCGCCTGTATCTGTGGATCCATCCCGGCCTGTGGTCGAACGATCTGTTCCACAAGCTCGGCAAGGGTCTGCAGCAGACAATCATGGTGTCGCCGGAGTATCGCGAGTTGATCGTCGCCAACGGTCCCGACGATCCACCGCCGGCGGATGAGAACGACTATGGCGGCGATCAAATTCCGTTCTAGCCATGCAACCGCCTAATCCAAATCCAAACCATCCGCTCTCGGAGCAGTACCGACTGGCTGCGATCAAATGGACCGATGCCGACAGCGCGGCCGATTTGTTGGAGAGCACCAAATCGGCAGTGTTCTCACAGCGCGTGAACACACTGATGGAGGCAACGCCGAAACTGTCGACAGCCAAGGCCGAGACGATGGTGCGGGCCTCAATGGAATGGTGGGATCACGTGAGAAAAATCGTGGCTGCTCGCAAGCATGCCAATTTGTTGAGGGTGGACGTGCGGGTCATCGAGATGAAACACCGCGAATGGATATCGGATGATGCAAACAAACGCGCGGAGTCACGGCTATGACCTACAAGAATTATCCGCTCGATGTATGTGTCAAGGCGGCCGACAAGCTCATCGAGCAAGGCGCCGCCATTTATCAGAAATGGTCCTGCTCCCATTGCGGCTCGCGCCAGACCATGGACGTGCAGAACACGTTCTTCAGGTCGGGCATATGCGAGGACTGCAGCAAGACGTCTCCCATCACTCACTGCAACTACACCGCCGTGTTCATGGGGCGGTTACCGGTGAAGCAATGAGCGACATGAATGCACGATTGGCGACCGAGGCCGAGCGGCTGGTGCCGGCGCTGGTCGACGAGAACCGCAAGATGCGCGAGGCGCTCGAGCAGATCAAAAGGATTTATCTGACTGACGGCAATCCAAAAACTCAGCGCGAGGAAATGTACTACATCGCAGCGCGAGTGCTGCATCAGGCCGCAACGATCAGGATCGTGTGAAGGAGAGTGTCGCATGCCCGCATTAGCTGAGCGCAAAATCGAACAAGGTCGCAAGGTGGTGCGACCGTTGAAGGTATTGGTGCCGATGATAGCAAGTGAATTGTCGGCTGCAGATCGGGCGGGCATGGAGCACTATCGCCGCGCCGGGGTAATGCTGTTGGAAGCAAAAGATCAAGTGGCGCGGGGTTCATGGGCACGCTGGCTGACTAAGAATTTTGAACTAAGTCAAACGTCAGCGAGACGCTATATGCGGCTGGCGCGCATCGACGATGATGCGAGCGCGCAATCAACCCCGGGGGCTGAAACACTGAAGGGTGCGATCGGCGAAAGGCCGGCGCGTCACGCGTGGACAGACGTGCATCAACGTGCTGATCGCGTGAATGTCACCCGCCTCGCGGACGAACGTCAATCTCGTGAAAACGAAATCAAACTGCATCGCGAACTGGCGTTGCAACTCATCGACTTGGGTTATCGCGCACTGGCGACGCGCCTTCACCCTGATCGCGGCGGCTCAAGAGATGCAATGGCGCGTCTCAATGTCGTGCGCGATGAACTTAAATCGATCGCCGAAACGAGGAGGTTCATCTGATGACTACCGCAGTGTCGAAGAAGATCAAGCAACAGACATCGGTTGTCCGCATGCATCTTGATGCGGTCGAGCGCGCGCGTGAAATCTATCTCGCACAGATCAAGCGGGCGGAAGCCGAATATTTCGACCGGATCAAGCGCGCGACAGCGCTTATCGAAGATGACGCCACCGACGCGCCCGCCCCAACAGAACCACCCGCGCCCTCACCCACGCCGCAAGATGCAGGATGAACGCGCGCGTCAAGGTGATCTGTTTTCCGGACCCGCACTGCGCGACGATGGCATGGCCAAAGCCGAGCAGCGCGACCCGGAATGGAACGAACTTGCCTACGCTGCCATCATCTCAATCGCCCAGCGCCAGCGCGAGCTCCACACTGATGATCTGATCGGGTTTTGCCGGCAATACCCGCCACCGAGCAAATACGCCATGGGGCCAGTCTGGATGAATGCAATCCGCGCCGGAGTCATTGCTGACACCGGACGGGTGCGACGCGCCACCGATCCCAAGAAGCACGCACACAAGATGGCGATCTATCAATCACTGATCTGGCGAGGCATCCGATGAATGATGAAGCTATTCCGATGCGGCGGCGAGAGCCCGTCGTCGAGACCGATTATGCCCCGCGTCCGCGCGCCAAATCCGAGCATTACGCCGCGGCCAGGGACGAGTATGCCCGGCTCGAGCTCGAGAATAACGAGCAGCGGCACGAACTCGATCGCATGCGCAATGCGCTGCATGTCAGCGAGTTGAGGAACGTCGATCTGATCGCGAAGGTCAAAAGCCTGGAGCTCGAGGCCGATGATCTCAAGGATCGCCTCAGCCGGGTAACCACACGATTGAATGTCGGCGCCGAACAATTCCTGGCAGCCCTGAAGGAATGCAACACGCCATTGAGCATGAACGCCGAGGCCAATGTGCTTGCGGCAGTCGAGAACGAGATCCAGCCATGAGCTCGCAGGCAATCCTCGTGATGTGGGTGATCAACGCAATCCTTTGGCTCATCGCGGTCATCGCGGTGACCTCGATGTTGCTGAAATGACCACGCCCTGCCCCGAGACGCTCGAGCGCGAGGACGGCAAATTATTCCTCACCGATGCGGAACTGATCCGCCGGCTCGGCGTTCCTGAACGTTTGGGTTACAGCATCCTGCGCATGATGGACGCCGATCCCAAGTCCGGGTTTCCGAAGAAAGAGCGCCTGTGGGGAGACCGGCGCTACTGGCCAGCGGTGGCGGCCTACCTCGATGCCACCCTGGTTCCACGATACATTCCAACTGGCGCGGCTAGGCTCGCTACCGAAAACCGGGATCTCCGTTCCCGGCTGCCGCGTCAGACCACCCTAACGGAGCTCGCTCGACGGAGGAGCAGACATGACCTACCAACACCCGAAAATTGACAATGCGCCCGGCCTGCGGTGGAGGCCCCGCCAGAACGGCTGGGAAGCCCGCTGGTACGCGCGCGATGACATGGTCAAGAAGGGCTTCCTGCCCAAGACCGCGCGCCTGTGGGCCGGTATTTCGCCAACGGCGGCCGAGCGGCAGTGGATATCCGAGCGCTGCAATCGCCTGCAGGACGAGCAGGCGATGTGGGCGCGCGGAGGCCTGCCGCAGGTTCGGACCTGGGATGGCACGCTGGCCGTGCTGATCGACCGCTATCAGACTGACGAGAACTCCGACTACCGCGATCTGCGGTATCACACGCAATTGGGCTACGACAGAAACTTCCGCCGCCTCGTCGCCGACCACGGCGAAGAGTTGCTGGCGGATATCGATGCGCCGAGCCTGAAGCGGTTTCATCGCGACTGGAAAGCGGCCACCAGCGTGTCGACGGCACACGCTCTGATCGCGCATCTGCGCATCGTGGTTCGGTTCGGCGCCGCATTCGTGCAGGAAGCGCACGCCGATTGCGTGCGGCTGCGCGACGTGCTCAGCAACATGAAGTTCGAGGTCGCGAAGCCGCGGCGGACGGTACTGACCGCTGAGCAGGCCGAGGCGATCCGGGCGAAGGCGCACGAGCTCGGCAAGCCGTCGATCGCGCTCGCCCAGGCGATCCTGTTCGATGGCGTGTTGCGGCAGAAGGATGTGGTGGGGGAGTGGGTGCCGCTGCGCGAGCCGGGGCTGTCCGATGTGACCAACGGCGCCAGCAAATGGCTGCGCGGCATTCGGTGGGAGGAACTCAGTGATCAGCTGGTACTGACGCACACCACCTCGAAAAAGCAGAAGGAAGTGGAAATCGATTTCCGGTTCGCGCCGATGATCATGCAGGAGCTCGACTGGCTATGGTCGCAGGGGTTGCCGGGGTTGCCCGCCAAGGGACCGATCGTCATCTGTGAGACCACGGGCCAGCCCTGGTACGCCAGCGAGTTCCGGCGCTGGTGGCGCAAGATCGCGGATGCGGCCGGGGTGCCGAAGGAGGTCTGGTCGATGGACAGCCGGGCCGGCGCCATCACCGAGGCGACCAAGGCGGGCGCGCCGGTCGAGATGATCAAGCATGCCGCAGCCCACTCCAATATCAGCACCACCGAGCGCTATGCGCGCGCGGGTGCGGAGAAGGCGGCGGTGGTCATGCAGATGCGCGCCGAATACCGGGCGCGGGCACAGGAGAACAAACCGAAACTTTTGGGGACCGACTTCGGGAAGAGCCTGGACCTGGATCCTGGCGGATCAAGGACTTAGCGCCGTGCGCGTTGAATCTGCATCGAGCCTAAGTGTTTGATATCATTGTCAGCAGTACTCG